CGAATATCCGCGCGGGGCGGATGGCAGCAAGGTGCATCGGGCATCGGCGCCGGGCGAAGCCCCCGCAACGGACACGGGCGCCCTCGTGAGTAGCACCTATTTCACCAAGGTTGACGGCCTCACGGCGGCCATCGGCAGCCGCTTGGAATATGCCTTCTTTCTGGAATTCGGCACGCGCAAGATCGAGGCCCGCCCCTCATGGGTTCCGGCCGCGGAGAAGAATATTCCGCGCCTTGAGAAGCGGTTGCGCCGTGTCATTGCCGAGGCACGAGCAAGGGGGCGCGTATGAAATCCGCAGCACTGCAACAGGCGGTTTATACCCGGCTAAACGATAGCAGCGTGACCGCGTTCCTATCCACCGCCTATTCGCCGCTTGCCGCCATCTTCACGGACGTGCCGCAATCCATCGACGCGGAGAAGGAAACAGATTTCCCGTTCGTCACCATTGGCGCCGATACCATCACGCCATTTGATGACAAGGATTCCAACGGCGGCAACGCAATCGTGCAGATCGACATTTGGGACCGGGCATCATCCATGCTCGACCTCAAGGCGCTGGCGGATCTCGTGGACGCGCGCATGAGGCGCCAGGCGCTTTCCATTTCGGGCGTGACGCATATCACCACGGAACTGGATTCGTGTGTCTTCACGCGCGACCCCGATGGGAAGACGAAACGCGCGCTTATTCTCTACCGTGTATTGTGGATTGCCTAAGTTGCTTGTGATATGGTGCGGCTGTTAGTGAGGTGTTTCGATGGCTAAGTCAGGCCGCGCGGTGCGCATTAGTCGAAACGGCAGCAATATTGTCGGCGCGCGGACAGATAGCGTAACGCTCAATAATGAGCCGCTCGACATTACGGACAAGGATGATGCGGGCTGGCGCACGTTCCTGGCGGATTCCGGCTTGCGCAGTCTGTCTTGCGAAATCGAGGGCGTACTGAAAGATACCGTCCTCATGGCCGATGCCGTGGGCACCCCGACAACCGCGCTTCTGAAAGAGTGCGTGGTGACGATTTCCGGGATTGCCACGTTCACGGGTGATTTCTATTTGAACAGCCTGCAAATCGGCGCGGAACAGGCGGACGTTGTGACGTTCACGGCTACGCTCGAAAGCGGCGAAACCATCACGGCCACCATCGGGCCTTATCCCACAGTGGCCCCGGCCATTTCCGGCACGCTTTCCGGCACCAACACGCAGACCACGACAAGCGGCACATGGGCGGGTGACGCAACGATTACTTATGCCTACCAGTGGCAGCGCGGCAATTCCTCGGATCCGAATGATCCGTCATGGGCCAACATCGCCTCGGCCACGGCCACCACATATGCGCTCACGGGTTCCGACACCGGCAAATACATCCGGTGCCGCGTCACGGCGACGAATTCCGTGGGCTCCACCATTACCTATTCCAACATTCGCGGACCTGTTACCTAGGAAAGGACTTAGAAAATGGCTGCAATCTCGGGCCGGAAGGTGCGCATCAAGCGGGGCAGCACAGCCATCGCCGGGGCGCGGGCCGATTCCTTCACCATCAATAACGAGCCGATTGATATCACGGACAAGGATGATAGCGGCTGGCGCACCTATCTTGCAGACGTTGGGGTTCGCTCCATTGATTGCGAGGTTGAGGGCGTGCTTGACGATTCCACCTTCCTGGCGCTGGCGGTGGGCACGGCCTCGGCCTTGCTTGAAGCCTACACCATTGACGTGATCGGCATCGGTGAGTTTACCGGCAATTTCTATCTCGCGTCCTTTGCCGTGACGGGCGAACAGGCAGACGCCACCACGTTCACGGCGTCTATTCAGTCTTCCGGCACCATCACGTTCACCCCGGATTGATCTAGATGGCAGTTTTCCGCGAAATGGTTATCAAGTGGAAGGGGCAGGAATACACCTTCACCCCTTCCATGCGCCTCATGCGCTCGATTGAAATGGGCGATATTTCCTTTACCGACATTGCGATCCGCACCTCTCAGGGGCGGCCGCCGATTTCGCACATCGCAACCGTGCTGGCGAAAATGCTCCAGGCCGGCGGCGCCAAGGCATCGGAAGATGAGGTTTACGAGGAACTAGTGACCGGAACGAAAGACAGCGTGACGGACCTGATTTCGCTTGTCCTCACGGCGTTTTCTCCGGTTGACACGGCAAAAAATCGCGGCGCCCAAACCGAAAGCCAGTCGAAGGCGAGGGCGGAGGAGAAACCGGACGCATAGACTGGAATGGAATGTATCTATGGGCACGGGAGTGGGGAATCCAGCCTTCGGAATTTTGGGAAATGACCATCCCCGAGTGGTTCCTTGAATATGAAATCAAGGCGCCAAAAGACCCGAAAGAAACCTACGCCGGGAAACTAACTAGGGCCGATGTTGAGGAATTAAAGGACCTTCTAAAAGATGGCTCAAGTTAGCGGCATTGAAGTCAGGTTTACGGGTGACACGCGGGACTTGGAAAAGTCCGTTGGCCGCGCGCAATCCGTCATTTCCAACTTTGCCAAGTCCACGATTGCGGGCCTTGCCGGGGCCTTGTCCGTGGGCATGTTTGTCAATGCGGGCCGCGCCGCGCTCAACTTTGCCGATGATATAGGCAAGATGGCCCAAAAGGTGGGCATGACAACGGAGGCGTTGTCTAAGCTAACCTATGCCGCCAAGCTGTCTGACGTTTCCATGCAAGAGTTGCAAGTTGGCGTGCAGCAACTCTCCAAGAATATGGAGGCCGGATCCGAGGGCCTGGCGGCCTTGGGGATCAGCGCCACGGACAGCGCGGGCAATCTCCGGTCAACGGCCGAGGTATTTGCGGACGTTGCCGAGGCCTTTGCGGGCATGGAGGATGGCGCTGGCAAGACCGCCATTGCCATGAACATATTTGGCCGCTCGGGTGCGCAGCTCATCCCGCTTCTGAATTCCGGCAAGCGCGGCCTTAACGACATGGGCGATGAGGCGCAGCGGCTTGGTGTTGTCATTTCAAATGATGCGGCCAAGGCGGCGGAGAAATTCAACGACAACATGACGCGACTGCAAGAGGCGCTTAATGGAATCGCGCAAGAAGTCGTGCAAAATGTTGTCCCGTCATTGATTGAACTAACGGAAAACATTCTTGAGCTAATTAAAACCGGCCCGCCACTCAGGGAATATCTTAGCAACACGGCCTCATTTCTTGATGAATGGGGGCCTTCTCTCAAAAACACCACGAGAGAAATAAACACTATTGTGGAGGCTTTGCGGGCTCTTGGAATAATGGACCCCAAGCCGGTTGAAATTGACATTCCCGGCGGCGGCCTTCCCACAGCACCGGGCGGTGGCGGTGCCAAGAAAAAGGCCCCGAGCCTTAGCGGCGGCGGAGACAAAGACAAGGGCGATGGCCTACGTGAGCTAGGCATCCCTGGCGCAAGCGAGGTGGATGCGTTTTTTATTGAGCGCTTGGCGGCCATTCAAGAAAATTTCAAGACAGAACGCGAAATCCTCATGGAGGAATATGCGGCTGATCAGGAAGTGTTGCGCGGGGCGCTGGCGAACAAATTGCTTTCCGAGCAAGAGTATATGACCGCCTCGCAAAAGCTTGCGCAGGACCATGCCAAGGCCCTTTCTGAAATTCAAAGCATCGGCCTGCAAAACAACCTAGGGGCGGCGGCTGATTTCTTCGGCTCCATGCAACAGATTGCGGAACAGGGCGGCAAGAAAGCCACCAAGATTGCAAAGGTGTTCGGCATTGCCCAAGCGTTGATTTCGACATTCCAGGGCGCGGCGCGGGCATTAACGCTTCCATTCCCCGCAAATCTTGCGGCGTATGCCACGACGCTGGCGCAAGGCCTTTCAGCCGTATCGGCCATCAAGGGCGTGTCTGACAGTGGCGGGGGCAACAGTGGCAGCGCAGGGGGCGGCGGGGGCCGCAGTAGCGCGGCCGCGGGGGCCGGGGGCGGCGGCGCTGGCGGGGGCGGTGGCCCAACGACAACCTTCCAATTCACGTTGATGAATGACCCGATGGGCTTTGGCGAGAAATTCGCGCGCCAGTTCATTGACCAACTCAACAGCACGCAGCGCAACGGCGGGCAGATCCGCGGAGTGATTGCATAATGGGCCGCACGCATCGGGCACTGCCACCGGAGTTGATAAACCGGCCTCACTTTTTCCGGCTTCGCAACATTTGGTACGGCGTCAAGCACCGCACATCAAATCCAGAGCATAGTTCATTTGAGAACTATGGCGCGCGGGGAATAGACCTTTGCGACAGATGGAAAAATCTTGAGACATTCTATCGGGACATGGTTGGAAGTTATGCGCCTGGATTGGAATTGGAACGGATAGATAACGACAAGGGATACAGCCCGGAAAACTGCCGATGGGCAAATCAAAAGGTTCAAGCGAACAATCGCAGATCAAGCCGAATGATCACCATTGGTGGGCGCACGATGACACTGGCCCAATGGACGGATCAAAGTGGGATAAAGCCGAGCACCGTGCGGCAACGTTTCTATGGAATGAAATGGCCAATTGAGAAGGCCCTTGGAATTGTAAAGGAGCAGACCTGTGCCTGACGTCAAGATCTCGGCACTAACCGCACTGACGGGCGCACTCAGCGCCACGGATGACGTTTATGTGGTTGTCGATACCAGCGTAACGGAAACCAAAAAACAGACGCGCGCGGAACTGTTCAAGAATATCCCGGCGGCTGAATTCGCGGCGGCAAATGTCTTTAACGAGGCCGGCGCGGATGTTGATCAGCGCATGGAAGGCGACACCGACGCAAACCTGTTTTACCTTGACGCATCCACGGATCGCATCGGCATCGGCACGGCAACCCCAACAGCCAAGTTGCAGGTTAACGGCTCGATTGCCGGGCCCGCGCCGATTACCGTCACCACGGATTACACGGTTGCGGCAGGCGCGTTTTCCGTCATTTCAAACCGCGGCGCTACCAACACCATGACACTCCCGGAGGCATCCACCAACACCGGCCGCCTGCTTCATTTCCTGACAATCCAGGCATTCGCGGTCAACTCGGCAACCTCCAACGTGGTGCCCAAGACAGGTGGAGCGGCGGGCACGGCCATTCTCCCGGCCACAGACGGCGCATGGGCCTTGCTGCAATCCGATGGCACCAACTGGCAAATCTTGATGAGCGGAACCTGATGACCATCAACACCGCCGGATTTACGCTCGGAAGCAATCAACCGCTCAACCATGCCCGCATTTTGTGGGACATGATGACCGGAACTGTTTCCGGCGACGGCACCACGCCAGACTATGCGGCCAATGATTACACCTCGCAGCGGTGGCAGTTAAACCCCGGCTCGCAGGCGTGGACGTTGCAGACGGCGGCGGATGACACGGTTGATTGCGTCTTCATTGCCGCGCACAACCTCTCTGGCAAGACGGTGACAATCTCCACGGCGGCCACGGCCGGCGGCGCGCACACGACACGCGCCACGGTATCCCCAACGGATAACACGGCCATCTGTGCGCTGTTCAACAATGCTGGCGTGGCCTACACGGTGCGCGAGGTGCGCATTACCGTCAATGACGGGGCAGACGTTGCAATCGGCATCATCCGCGCGGGCGTGGCGCTGCAAATGCCCATCCCCCTCTATGGCGGCCACCGGCCTCTAAACCTCAACCGCATTACGGAAGCGCAACAGCAATTCAGCGAAACCGGGCAATGGCTCGGGCGCATCATCAAGCGCCGCGCGGTGGCATCTGCCTATGACTGGAACTATCTCACGGCGGCTTGGTACGATGCCAATTTCGAGCCCTTTGCGCAGACCTTGCCGCTTTCTCCGTTCTGCATTGCCGGCAACCCGTCAAAGATCACAAGTGACGTGGGATTCGTCTGGACCGACAGGGACGTTGAACCCGTCAACATGGGCGTGAAGGACTATCGCTCCGTTTCCCTCAGTGTCACGGGGTATTACTAGATGGCGTTTGCCGCGCGCCCCATCGAGATTGTGGAGATTATCCAGCCGCTTTGCTCGCGCACCTTCGGCACGAGCCCTTGCCTGGCCACGGGCGAAAGGTGTTGGAACACTGACAAGACATGCACCTATCTTGAAGCACTGGACCTGAGTAAATCGCTTTCCCTGCGTTTCGTGCCCCATGATATCTATGATTGGCAGGACAACAACATCAACCTCTTGGCGGAGAATGGCGATACCCTTGCCGATGAGGGGCTTATTGATCCGATTTACGATACAATTCAATTCGTTGGGGGTGCTACGGCATCCAAGGTGGGCGCGGCAAGCGGGACAAGCACCATTGCGTTGAATAGCGGATTGACCGGCGGCATTGCCTCATCTGTTTCAAGCGGCGACCTTGTGGTCGCTGCATTCGCCACCGGATCTAGTGCAGACAGGACGCTATCAATCACGGATGGCACAAATCCCTACACCATGATCGGAGGTGAATTGTTCTCAAGCGGCATCGCCGCATGGACAAACCTCCGGATCGCGTACAAGTTTGTAACGAGCGATACGGATGTGACTTTTGGTGCAACCGGAAACGCCAACGATGCCGGCGCGATGGCCGTTTATGTGTTCCGGAATGTTGACCCGTCAACCCCGCTTGATGTGGCCGTCACAAGCACGTCAAGCATATTGTCATCAAAGGCAGACCCCGAGCCATTAACTCCGGTTTCGCCGGGAGCGTTTATCGTTTGTATTGGCGCGGGCGCGCATCAACGGGGGAGTGTTTCTTTCACGTCATCTGATCTAACCGATTTCCAGACGGTTGGTTCGGATGATCTCTATGATGTGTCCCTTGGCATCGGCCACATTGACAACTGGACGGCCGGCGAATTTGATGCGGCGGCATTCGGTAATTCTATCAGCGTGGGTGATGACGTTGACAGTTCATGGTCTGCAATGTCGATTGCATTGCGGCCCAGTTCCACGCCGAATCCTCGGCCATTCCTTATTGACCTTCTTTACCAACCCGCCTTGGATATTCCGGCGCTCGTTGGCTACAACACGGCGCCCACGGTGCTGAATGTGGCCTCCGGTTCGCGCGACAAAAGCCCGCTAGGCTATCGTGCGGTATGTCAAGTCAACATCAAGGATTTCCCATGGAATGATGTTGGAACGGATCCCTATCGTTCCACGCGCTCCTATGTGCCGGAACAGCTAGGCTCGTTCTGGACGAAATGGCTGGCCCGCAACCCGTATCACGTAGGCTATACCCTCAACATTTATGAGGGGCTTCTCGGCCAGCGGCTTTCCGAAATGACGCGCCGGGAATATGTGATCGAGCGCATTGACTTCGGCAAGGATGGCGTCACCATCACGGCCAAGGATATCCTGCGAAAGGTGACGGACACCAACTTGACCGCGCCTTATCTTTCGCCTGGCGAGCTATCCAGCGGCATCACGAATTCCGCCACCAACATGACGGTTTCGGGCGCAGTGCTGGCCGACTATCCGTCATCCGGTTATGTGCGGATCAATAACGAGGTGATCCAATACACGAGCGTTTATGAAACCTCGGGCGGGAACCTCTATTTCGATGGCCTGACGCGCGGCCTTGCCAGCACCACGGCGGCCGCGCACAACCAAAACGACCGCGTGCAACGAGTGATCTATTGGAGCGCAAAGGCGTTCCACGAGATCCTTTATGAATTGCTCGTGACGTGGGGCGGCATCCCCGAGCGTTATATCGACCTCGACGCATGGACCGCAGAAAAAGGAATTTACCGAGTTGATTACGATTTTTCGGCGTGGATTGCGGAGCCCACAAAAATTGATGACCTGGCTGGCGAGGTTTGCCTACAGGCACTTTCGAATGTCTGGTGGGATGAGCGCGCGCAGCAAATCGTCCTCAAGGCGGTGAAGCCGGAACCCTCCCCCTACCTTCTGACGGATGATGACGCCATCATTGCGGGCTCATTCTCGATCCGGGAGAAGCCCGAGGAGCGGGCATCGCAGGCCCATGTCTACTATCTGCAGCGCACGCCGATTCCGAGCGTGACGGAAAAGACAAATTACAGCCGCGTTGCGGTCTATATCGACGTGCAAAAACAAATCCAGTATGGCGGTGAGCCCCAAATTCGTGAACTCTTTTGCAGGTTTGTGCCATCCCAGGCCATCGCCAACACGCTTGCAAACAGCTATTTGAGCCGTTTTTCTGACGTGCGCCGGGAGGCGACCTTTGATCTATCGGCTAAAGATGTTTCAGACATATGGACGGGTTCCGTTGTCACCATCCGGCATTTCCTTGATGTGGATTTCACGGGCGCGGCGCGCGAGGGCGAATGGCTCATCACCTCGGCGGAGGTGGCAAGGAATGGCCTGACGTATCGCTTCACGGCGGAAGACAATGAAAAGGGAGGCACGCTTTGGACGTGGCTTGATGGTTCCGGCAACGATGCCGAGGGCAACCCACAGCCATACGTTTGGCTTGATGATGACGGAAATGATTCGCTTGGTGATCCACAACCCTACAGGTGGCTTTAATGACAACATACAGCACAATTTCAAATCCAGCGGTGGCGGTTGGCGCCATCCCGTCAAGTGTCACGGTGACGGCGTTGCGGGACAATCCCATCGCCATTGCCGAGGCCGCCTCGGGGGCGCCCATTGTGGCGGCCGGCTGGCATCCGGTAACAAAGGTGACGGTTGGCGACGGTGAGGACGGAATAATCTATGATTCGGCTATCGACGGAACAGTTTCCAGCGTGGTGACGCCGGATTTCGAGGACGGTTATGAATATAGAATCGTAGCCGATGGCATTACTGGCACCCTGCTCGCAAATTTTTTGTTTGATTTGTATGGTGAATCGGACGGCTCATATTCAAATGTATTCAGCGTCAACGGTTCTGGCACATCGGATGATTTTTATTTCCAAGCAGATATTTTGATGCCGCGCGTTAGTAGGGGGTTGCACGCTGGACCTGCATACGCTTCCCGCGACTCTGCATTCAATACGATTACCTATTGGCAAAATGTATTTGGCCCTAAACAGAAGATTCTCAGGGCGCGCATTGATCTTTCGGCGGGCAGCATTGACGGCGGCAAGGTGTGGTTGTTCCGCCGCCGCGAATATGCCTCCTCCCCATAGGTGGGCAATATTGCGCAACTTATTGACTAAATAGCGCGTTGGCGAATGCGGCGCTTTGGCGTATGATGCGTTGCCATGTCCTCAGTTCAGCAAACGCTAGTCAAGGATTTCTATATCCACATCGGCGCACCTGATCCGATTATATTTCGGCTCAGGGCCGGCGGCAGCGATGGCGACCTTGTTGCGTTTGATTCCTCGCTGAAATTCACATTTGACACCGGAACGGGCGATGTAACGCTCGGAGTCGGCACCGGCATCACGCTTGCGACGGATGAGGCGATAGCGAATGCGCGCGCAACAATCCAGCTAACCGTTGCGCAATCCCGCACCATCCCCGATGGGCCGCTCACCCGCTACGAGATCCAGCGCACCACGGACGGCCGTGAGGAAGTGCTTCTAATGGGCAACCTCATAGGCGAGGGCGGAGATAACCCCGATGCCTGACGTGGTTGAGGTATTTGGCGACGGCGTTTCCTCGGTTGAGGTTGTCACCATTGACGAAAGCATTGTCGAGGTAATCGTGCCGGGCCCCGCGGGTCCGTCCGGTGCGCCAGGCGGCCCCACGGGTCCGACCGGAGCAACAGGCGCAACGGGCCCATCCGGGTCAAATGGCTCCAACGGTGCCACGGGCGCGACAGGTCCGACCGGGCCGACAGGGGCAACCGGCCCATCCGGGGCGCCAGGTTCTGGCGTATCGTGGCAAGGGCCGTGGGATAGCGGCACCTCCTATGCGGCAAACGATGGCGTGGAATATTTGGGTTCCTCGTGGATTGCCAACGGGTCGAACCTCAACAAGACCCCCGGCGTAGACCCGGAATGGGATTTGTGGGTTGCGAAGGGCGTCACGGGTGCCACCGGCCCCACGGGTGCGACGGGCCCGGCGGGCGTGACTGGATCCACGGGCGTCACGGGCGCGGTAGGTGCCACCGGCCCCACGGGCCCGGAAGGCCCGGCGGGCGCCAATGGTGCCGCGGGTCCAACGGGTGCCACGGGGCCGACAGGCCCGGCGGGTGCCACAGGTGCCACAGGGGCCACCGGGGCGGGCGCGACGGGTGCCACAGGTCCGACCGGACCATCCGGCCCCACGGGCGTCACGGGGCCTTCTGGTGCCCCCGGCTCGGGCGTGGCTTGGCAAGGCCCGTGGGATAGTGGGACGGCCTATGTCGCCAATGACGGCGTAGAATATGGCGGTTCCTCATGGATCGCCAACACGGGCAGTACCAACAAGGTTCCGGGCGTAGATCCTGAGTGGGATTTGTGGGTTTCAATCGGCGTGACGGGCGCCACCGGGCCGACCGGGCCAACGGGGCCCGCGGGATCCAACGGCGCCGCAGGGCCAACAGGCGCGACCGGGGCAACGGGGCCGCAAGGCGATGCGGGTGCGGTGGGCGCGACAGGGCCGACCGGGGCGACAGGCCCCGCCGGAAGCAATGGTGCCACGGGTGCAACTGGCGCCACGGGCCCCACGGGCGTCACGGGCGCGACAGGGCCCACCGGGATTGGCTATGCGGGGCTCTCGAGCGCCACGTCATTTGCCGTGGGCACTGGTTCCAAATCATTCACGACGAATCTGGCGGCCACGGCCACGGCGTTCGTTGTCGGCCAACGGGTGCGCGCGGCATCGGCCGATGATGTTGCGAATTTCATGGAAGGCGAAATCACCGCATTCACGTCAACAACCATGACGTTTGATGTGGATTATACCGGCGGATCCGGAACGCATGCGGATTGGAATATCAGCGCCGCTGGCGCGGTAGGGGCTACGGGTGCCACAGGTCCGACAGGGGCAACGGGGCCAGCCGGTGCCACGGGGGCAACGGGGCCTGTTGGCGTTACCGGCCCAACAGGTCCAACGGGCCCGAATGGTGTAACAGGGGCCACAGGTCCAACGGGGGTTGGCGTTACCGGAGCGACAGGCCCAACGGGGCCGACAGGTCCCCAAGGTGACGCGGGTTCGGCCGGTGCCGTTGGTGTGACGGGCGCGACGGGCCCAACCGGGCCCACGGGTGCAACGGGTCCGGTGGGCGTCACGGGTGCGACGGGGCCAACGGGTACGACCGGCGTCACGGGTGCCACGGGTGCGCAATGCGACAAAGGCGGGGTGCGTTATAATTTTGCCCCCACAAGCGCGGCGGCTGGTCCCG